GAAGAAGCATACAACGAACAAATAGAGAAGTTAGAAGAAGCGGAAGCGGAGAGGATCGCAAAGAAAAGCAAAGGGGCAGGCTACCGAACAACCACAACGGAAGCCGGAAAAATGATCGAGGTTGATATTTACCCAACCTTTAACGTTCGCCACGATATGCCAAGGACAAAAAGGGGTAGAGAGTCAAGACCCGCACAAAAGAACCTTAACGACAAAAGGGCGCGAAGATATTTAAACCAACTTGCAAGCGCGAATTTTGGCAAGGGGGATCTTTGGGGAACATTCACATATAGAGCCGGAGAAGAACCGGAAAGCATAGACGACGCCGAAAAGAAGTTCGGCAACTTTATTCGCCGGATCAACCGCAGGAGAAAAAGAGCCGGAAAGGAAAACATAAAATATATCTATGTGACGGAATGGGAAGACGGAGAAAAGGGCGTCCGCTGCCACCACCACGCAATATTAAGCGGGGACGTTGACCGCGACGAGATAGAACAATTATGGTATCACGGCGACCGGACAGAAACAAAACGACTTGCACCCGATCCCGATACACATATCGCCGGACTTGTTCACTACATCACAAAAGACCCAAAAGGTAAGAAGCGTTGGAAGACGTCGAAAGGGTTAAAGAAACCAACGATCACAAGATCATATAGCAAGTTTGGAAAAACAAAAGTCCGTAAAATGGCTTGCGACTATACATTGCTTGAAAGCGAATTGAAGAAGAAATATAAAAACGCCCGTTTTGTAGACGCCAAAGTTTACCAAAACGAAATCAACGGCGGCTTTTATATATACGCCCGAATGGTTAGGGATTGAAAGGGGGAATAACAGAAATTGAGATTGCAGAATTTAAGAGCCGGAGAAACAACCGAGCAGATCAAATTATTTAATTGGGCGAAAATGTACGAAGACATTATCCCGCCTTTAAGATTGCTTTACCACGTCCCGAATGAGGGGAAGCGATCAACCGCAGGCGGGCAGATCCTAAAAGCGGCAGGCTTAAAGTCGGGAGTTCCCGACGTATGCTTGCCCGTGGCGCGCAAGGGTTACAACGCCTTGTATATCGAAATGAAGTACGGCAAGAATAAGCCGACGGCAGCGCAAAAAGATTTTATGAAAGCGTTACAAGACGAGGGCGCAAAAGTGGCGGTTTGTTATTCCGCAGAAGAAGCCCGCGAAATGATCCGCTTTTATCTATCGCCCGCCGAGGGCTTCAACCTTGTAAATTGCGAAGAAGCAATAAGAACGGTCGACGGGTGCGAGGGCTACGGGTTAGACTTTGCGCCTTGCGATAAATGCAGACAACACAAAGCGAAAGGAGAATAAATCACAATGAGCGAAGAAAAGATTTTATACGGCGCGTGTAGATTTTGCGGACAGACGCAGACGGTAAACGAAGACGAAGTTTTGGACGTGATAAGACAAACGGGCGCAGAGGGCGAAGACGCAAAGAATATTGTTGCGACCCGTTATTGCACTTGCGAGGAAGCAAAGGCGCAGGCAACGCACGAAATGAAACTTGAAGCCGCCGGAGAATGGGCGCGCGGGGTATTCGAGAAAGAACCCGAAAAATTACAATGTGTGCTTTGCGCAATCAAGGCAACAAGCGAACATCACTTCGGGCGTATCGCTATTAAGTCCGGCAAATACAATTATACTTTCGACGTTGACGCGGCGGGAGATATTAGGATCAAGACAAAATATACAGACACACAAGAAGAAACATTTTAAGTTGGGGGAATAGTTAAGTTGGGACGTTATCGAATGGACGACGACGAAAAAAGAATAATTAGATCTATTGTCCGTCTTGACGAGAAACGCAGACGCGGGAAGTTGAAGCGAAAGGAAACACACTTCGACCGGAAAGCGCGGGCGGCTATCGAAGCAGCGGAACGCGATATTGAGTTAGGCGGGGCAACCGGAGAAGTCCGCGACATTATTGTCGAGAAGATCCGCGAGAATATTATTTCCGGTACGACGTGGGAAAGGATCGGCGAAACGTATTGCGGACGTGATACGTTTTACCGATATTCCCGACGCTATCAATTTCTTATCGGTCGTAATATGGGGATCATCAACGACAAGACCAAGAAAGGATCGGGCGGTTAGTTATGGCGAAAGAATATGCAAAAGACTTTTACAATTCGCAGGCGTGGAAGAAGACACGCAAGGCATATTATATCTTTCGACGCGGACAATGCGAACGTTGCGCGAAAGAGTTTGCAGCAGGCAAGCGCAGACTTGAAGACATACACGCGGGGGCAATAGTCCATCACAAAGAATACATTACGCCGGAGAACCTAAACGATCCGACGATTGCGTTGTCGTTCGACAATTTAGAATTGCTATGCGACGAACACCATAACCAAGAACACAAAAGCAAAACAAAACGATATTCTTTTGACGCAAACGGTAGGGTAATCGAAGCATAGGGCATATGTTTTTATATGCAACACAAAATAAAAATAATTTTTAAAAAATTTTTTCTTGAAACAAAAATAATATTGCATATTGCGCAATGCGTAGGGAATACACCCCCCACCCTTTACAAAAATAAGGGGCTACGGAGAACCGAGGGAGTGCCTTAAAAAAAACTCTACGCGTGCGCGTGCGCGTAAGGGGGGTCTATATGGCAGAAAAGAAGACACCAAAAACACCAAAAAAGGCGGCGGAAGTTCCGAAGAAATCGCCGGAGATAGAAAAAGATAGCGGGACTTTGAAAGAGTTACAAGAACTTTTGGAAGTCTTCGAGAAGATCCCGAAAGATAGACGGACTTTACTTCTTGCCCGCGCCAAAAAGGAAGCAGCGGGGGAGATCCTAACGGACGAAGCAATCGAAGCGGAAAGAAAATCGCTTCAACGCTTCTTTTCGGGGATCAAGGATAACCGCAAAAAGAAGTTGATCGCCCGTAAGATCGAAGAAGTGGCGTTCCAAGCCGTAATGATCCGGCAGGCAAAGGAAAGTCTTATTACCGAGGGACTACAAAAAGAGGTCGTCAACGGGTCGCAGCATTACCCGAAAGAAAACCCCGCGGTTTCTATCTACGACAAGAATTGCAGGGCATACCAAAGCAACATTGACAAGTTGATCGAATACTTACCACCGAAAGAAGAAAAGGCAAAGTCCGCGCTTGCAGCATTGCGCGACGAGTTTAGTTAATATGGCAAAAAAGGCAGCAGGGGCAGCAGGACAAGCCCCGTATAGCAATTACATATTCGAGTATTACGACAAGATTTGCCGGATCAAGAACGGGGAGAAGATCGAGGGCGTAAGAGCCGCCGGAAAATACACGATCGCGATTTATAAGATCCTAACCGACGGGATCAAAAACGGCGTGTATGAATACGACGCAAAGAAAGCGAATAAAGCAATAAAGTTTATCGAAAACTTTTGCCACCATTCCGAGGGACGCAACGATCTTTTGAAGTTGGAGTTATGGCAAAAGGCGGCAACCGCCGCAATGTTTGGCATATTAGACCCCGCGACGCATTATAGGCAATTTCGCGAGGTCTTTTTGCTTGTCGCACGAAAGAACGGTAAAACATTATTCGCCGCGGCTATTATGGCTTATATGGCATACGTCGACGGGGAATACGGCGCGAAGTTATATTGTCTTGCGCCAAAATTGGATCAAGCCGATTTGTGTTACGACGCCTTTTATCAGATCGTGCAGGCGGAAAAGGAACTTGACGACATTACCAAGAAACGCCGCGCAGATATTTATATAAAAGACTTCAACACGACGATCAAGAAGATCGCGTTTAATTCCAAGAAGTCCGACGGTTTCAACCCACACTTTGTACTTAACGACGAAATGGAAGCGTGGGCGGGCGATCAAGGCTTAAAGCAATACGAGGTTATGACGTCCGCGTTAGGCGCGAGAAAACAACCGCTTATTTTGTCAACATCAACCGCCGGATATATCAACGACGGAATATTTGACGAACTTATGCGCAGATCTACCGCGTTCTTAAAAGGCAGATCCGACGAAAAACGCTTGCTTCCGCTTTTGTATATCGTGGACGATCCCGAACTTTGGTACACGCGCGAAGAATTGGAAAAGTCAAACCCGAATTTGGACGTTTCCGTTTCGTGGGAGTTCTACCAAGAACAAATAGCGATCGCGAAAGCGTCGTTGTCGAAAAAAGCGGAGTTCCTAACCAAGTATTGCAACATCAAGCAAAATTCTTCGATTGCGTGGCTTGAATTTGCAGACGTCGACAAGGCGGTCGGCAAGGATAAAGACGGGCTACCCGTTAAATTATCACTTGAAGACTTCCGCGGTTGCTTTTGCGTCGGCGGGATCGACCTTTCAAGGACGACGGATCTTACGGCAGCGGTTATTATTATCGAGCGCGACGGGATCAATTACGTTTTCGGGCGTTTCTTTATGCCGCGCGAACGTTACAAAGTCGCAATCAACGAAGAAAACACGCCGTATAATATCTTTGAGGAACAAGGCTTCTTGCAAATATCCGGCGACAACGCCGTCGACTACCGCGACGTTTACAAATGGTTTTTTGACCTTGTCAAGATCTACAAGATCCGCCCGTTAAAGGTAGGCTACGACCGATATAGCGCGCAATATTTAGTCCAAGATATGAAAGAAAGCGGCTTCCATATGGACGACGTTTACCAAGGTACGAACCTAACGCCGATTTTGCACGCTTTCGAGGGAGATTTAAAAGACGGCAACTACAATATAGGCGACAACGCCTTGTTGCAATCGCACTTACTAAACGTTGCGGTTGATATAAATATCAACGATAGCAGAATGAAACCCGTTAAGATTGAAAAGCGCGCACACATAGACGGCGCGGTCGCAATCTTCGACGCGTTAGCGGTAAAAATGAAATATCACGACGAAGTAGGTAGACAACTAAAAAATGAGCG